GACCAGAAATTCTCTGGCCAATAGTCTGGACGCTCCAGTTTCTCGTCTTCTTCCGGTTGTTGAGCCGCTTTTTCTTCATCGGTAAGTTCCCGATGTGGGATTTCTACCTCAGTTTTCGTCTCAACCTTATCAATTTCAGGAGTTAACAGGCTCTGGTTGTCGGCTTGGCCATCGGCTTCACCGGCCTGAGTTGTCTGATCTTCCGTCATTAAGTCCTCGCTCGTTTGATACGCCCTTCAATTTGACGAACAACGCTGTTCTGACCCTCACGGTGGAAGCCATGAGACGCATCATCACCCGGAAACCAAGTCGGTTGTTCTAGATACGATTGTCGTAGGTCAGCCAGAACTTTAGCGCCAGCTTCGCTTTGGAACACCAGAGCGTAAAGGGTGTCCAAATCTCTTTGTTTATTCGGTCCATTATTTTCGTCAGCCATTCATTCCTCATTGCATTGCCCTCATCAGTGCTTCCTGATTACCGGCTTGTTGCGGCTGCATTGGTTGTTGCTGTGCAGCCATTTGAACCTGTGCGGCCTGTTGTGCAATCTGCTCACGCTCGTCTTGAGTCGTAAGCAATCTTGCCGGGATGCCTAGGCGTTCTGCTACATAGTCAATAATCTCGTCACGCTTGATCGTAATCATGGCTTCTGGTCCCATTCCAGCCACAATTTGAGCAAACTGCATGACATCGTTCAGTTCATCCATATTCTGCGCTTGGGCAAGTGGGGAGATTGGGACGATCTTGACCTCTCCACCGTTAACCTTGAGAGGCATATCAATCAGACCAGTCTGATCCATGATAAAGAGAACGCGCTTCACAATCGGGATCATAGCCTCGGTAATAAGACGACCAAAGGCGGCACCAAGGTTTTGAGCCAGTTCGTTTCTGCGCTGCACAACTTCGGTAGCCGACCGAGCCGACATATTGTCAGGTGGAAGCGTGTCATCCAGAAGCATCTTCTTGATGTTCATACGGACATCATTGATGACGATCTGGGCTACGTTGAAGTCAGATGCTTTCGGCAACGGCTGTAGGCTTGGACCTTGAGGACCACCGTTACGAGCCACAGGCACAATAGCACCCGGTTCGATACGGATGTTCTGCGGGTTGATTACACCATCATCTGCCGCTGTATAGACACCGGACACCGCCAGAGCAGCGTTCTTAAGCAAGAGTTCAAGCGTTTTATTGAGCGTCTTAACATCTGGCATAGCCGTGATGAGCGGCCCACGGCCATAGACCTCGCCAGCTACTTTCATGTAACGGGTCACGATCCAAGGCGATACCTTCATCGTCCGATAGACGAGTTCTGCCTTTATTTTCTCATGGATCACATGGTAGCAATAGGTTGCATCATCCTTGTTATAGACGGTGGCTTCGAGAAGTTCGACTTCTTCTGTCGGCTTCCGATTGATCTGCTCTTGCAAGACTGGCGGTATCTTGGCATCCGACCATTGCAATGAGATCGCATCACCCTTGAGACGCATCTTGCGATAAACATTATCGACAGTCCCGTGCGGCCCTTCTTCGAGAGACACGAGATACTGCGGCACTGCGGTGAAGCGGATAGGTGAGTCTTCGTCGCCCGGCTGGATCAGCATGACTGCCGTGCCGACTGCAAGATCAAGCAAGAACTCTGACATAGACAGGTCAAAGTTCGTTTGACGCAGCGTGTTGAACATCCGTTCACGGTAGAAATCCAGAACTTGCTGAATTTCAGCGCGGCGTTCTCTAGGAATTTCATTACCGGCTTGCAGGGCGCACCAAGCACGGTAGGGTGGAAACAGGCTGGATTGGATACGATTAGCGAAACGCTGGGTCGAATGGATGGCGGTCGAATCGAAGACCTTGCTCATCTTCTTTTGGCCCGGCACACCGCCTTCGTAGAAACCATCATAAAGGTTTCTCTGTGGAAGTGCGTATTCGTAGCACTCCTGATAAATCGTGCGCCACTGGTCTTTCTTGGAGGAGGCCAAGCTAGCGCGTTTAATTACGTTTTCTATACTCATCTTGGCCATAGTAACCTCACTTCTTCTTTGACTTGCCAGCTTTCGACAAAGCAATCGCTACTGCTTGCTTCATCGGCTTACCACTTTTCATCTCGGTTTTGATGTTCTGAGAGATAACCTTCTGGGACGAACCTTTCTTAAGAGGCATCTTTTTTCTCCTTCCGCATTGCGGCCCTGATATTGTCGATCATGTTGGGATAGGGGCGACCGGCTTTCTTTGCCATTTCTTTAGCGTGTTCTTTTTGCTCTGCGGTAAGCTTCTTGCTCTTGCCGAGAGACTTCGGACGAGGCTTATCCCATACTTCTTTCATGTTCAGTCCTTCATCTTCTTGATGCGTTCGCTGAGAGCAGTTTGCGAGTTGGCTTGCCCTTCTCGTCGTAGTCTGGACCTTTGACACCCGCCATACGCGCTAGGAAGCTGGCCTTACGACCGAGTTGCTCACGCGATTGAGGCGCACCCTTTACCGGCGGCTTTAAGTTCGAGCCTTCTTTACGCTTGAAGTAAGCGCGACCGGCTGCGTTCAGGCCACCTTGCGGGTTCTGGTATCTCTTAGCGACCATTAAAGACCACTGAGTTTGGTTGGCAGACCAGTTTCAGGAGCAATACGTTCTGGCGAAAGCAACTGACGATAGCCACCGCGTGTGCGAGCGCGGATTGATGCGGCCATTTGCTGACCGGCAGCCGCTTCTTGAGCCGCAATGCGCTGCTCTTGCTGTTGTTGCAGTGCAACTTGCTTCTCTTGTGCAGCCGAAGAACCGCCTCCGCCGCCGCTAAGACCGAGAGCCTGTGCTATGAAACCCATGATTCAACCTCGCAAATATGTGACAGTCACAACCGTCAGACGCATAAGACCGTAAGAAAGCCTCTCTGGTAAACCCAATCGTCTTGGCCCACCGAACCGCTCTAGGATTATCATTTCTTACAGTTATCTGCAAACGCCTTACAAATGTCATGTTAGATATAAATTTTATCATGTTTTTACTACATTTCGTCATCTCAACTGGCTTTTTCGTCACATAATCGGCATCTTTAAAAACTGTCACTTCCCAGTTCCCGTGCCAGAGCGGGAAAAATAAATAGCAAAGGATAGGTTTCTCTCCGTCGAAGACGGTGAATGAGAAGAACCGTGACGCATATTCCGAGATGATGGTATCGAAGTCATCATAGGCTGCGATAGTATTCATATCGGCTTGCCACAAACGCATGGCGCGGATGTGTTTCACATGAAACTCTTTGATTTCGTAGTGGTCCGGGAAGTTTGCACTACGGATTATGTCAGCGTTGGGCATCATGCGAAGATGTCAAAGTCCGTTTTGCCGATCTGATGGCCACGGGTCAGAGTGCGGAACTCGCCGCCGCCGAGCATAAGATACCCGAAAGCGTCACCAATATGGGAATGTTCGTTCTTATTTGGCGCATCACGGAAGCGATCTGTGCCACCGCCTACACCTACGCGCTTAAAATGATAGCCACCGGCTAGTGATTTTCGTAGCCGATTACAGCTTGAGTCAAGGATCAGCCCCGGCTTTCCGTCAATCAGTCGTTGCATAGGCAAGGCACCAGCTTCGCGGCGCACCATAAAGTCGTTCGATGCCGTAGGTTGAGCATTAAGTCCTATGGTTTTGAGATAATCGAAGGCTGTGACCTCGAAAATACCGTCACGAGCGACACCCGCCGGATCGCCCCAGACGAATACTTGGGCTTTAGCGAAGTGGGTCATGATGTCGTGCATCAGGATTTGGCCGAACCGCTCTAGGCCCATGCTGAATGAGACGATTTCATGGAGAATATGCCAGCGGCCATTGCGTGTTTTCTGTCCGAATACGGCTGCCGGTGTCAAACCAAAGTCGATCCCGATCTGTAATGGTAGTCCCGGGTCATAGTCGATCTTATCGACGGTCATGAGCGTGTCTGAATATTCAGGCCAGACGGCTTTACCTTCTTGGACATAGACATATTCACCGGCAACGTAGCATCTGATCCAATCTAGGTTCTTGCCACCGAGTTGTTGCTCATAGTAGCCGGGCGGAAGGTTATTGATGTTCTCCGCTTTCTCGTTGACGGTCCAGTAGCGGCCAGCGCCGGGTATGGCTCCCGGATGTTCAGCGGCACATTCGACCATTCCGGGCGGCTGTTTGAAGAATTTCCATTCATATTTGCCGCGAATTGGCTCTTTTTCGGCAAGTCTGTGCCACCAATGGTCAGTATCCATCGGGTTGGTATCAGCCCAGATACCACGCCAAGTTGGGCCGCCGTGTAATTTAGTGGGATAACGACCTACGCGGTGGGTCAGTCCTTGGATCACAGCCAGTGGTAATTCTCTGGCTTCGTTTACCCAAGCACCGGTTAGTTCGAGCGAGAGGAGTTTTCGAACGTCTTTTGGCTGATCGAGGGCTAGGAAGATGACTTCGCAATCAACTCCGGGGATACCATCACGGCTCGGAAGTTTTAGGTGATGGGTAATAGGCGGCGACCAGCGCATCGGTCCCCAGACATCCTCCGGAAAGATGGATTGCCAAGTCTTGATCGTCGTAGTTCGCAGTTCAGGATACGAGTTACGGATAATGACGAACCGTGTATAGCGGATATTATCGACCGGAGACGGCCTTTGCTGGACGGCTTTGAGGAATATCTCTGATGCACAGGCATAGGACTTACCTGATCCTACGGGGCCGAGGAGACCACGGAAGAAGGCATCGTTATTGAGGAACTTCCAAGTGGTCGGTGACTCGGAGAAGTCTAATTCGAGACCAGCATTGGCGAAGGCTTCTGCCGCCTCATTCTGCGTCTGTTGTTTCTTCGGTTTCCGCATCGATTACCTTTGTTTCATAATGTGTGACTGCCGGGCCTTTAAGATTGATACCGATGATTGTCGGTCTATTTTCGTCAGCACCAGTTTCCATCAGGCCATGGTGCTTAGACAATAACCGCAGGGCAGCGATCTTGTCGTGCATCTCGACCTCAATAGCGTTACCTTCTTTGGTCGGCGTTACCTTGACCTTCTTTATGGCCTTCTGAACATTCAAAGGCAACTCATTAGAGTTCTTAACAGTGACGTTTCCAGATGAATCCCATGACAAAACATCCGTTATGGCTGCCGAGCCAAGGGCTTCGATTTCACTAAGAACAGCCTCTTTCTTAGTTGGATCAGAGGAAACAATGCCATTTCTAAACGATCTTACTCTACCCAATGCAATCTCCTGTGGAACACACCCTCAACCTATCTTGACAGGTATTGACTTTCATCCCGCGAACCCCCTTATCTATCCCCTCGGGATACATCGAATTAGTGATTTGAGTTGATTTCCGAAATCTGGAAAAAAATTGAGTGACACACCCCGCAGTAGAGGGCGACCACGGGGGGGCAAAGGGTGCCTCACGCAAACGCGCCCCTATCCAGTAGCACGCGTAATGTGAGCGGTAGCGATCCGAAGCGTGTGACATAATTCCTAAACGCCATAGCGATCTGATCGCGTGTTGGATTGATTGCGGCTAGATCAAGAAGCGATTTGTTGTCGGTTTGGATTGTGTAACCATATGTTTGAGACATTGACTTCACACCCCTTTCAATCCCCTTTAGCTTTTCGTTATCTTCTCTCTCCAATTCACTAGTCTTTTGTTCAAGTTGAGCATAAGTCACCTGGTCTTCTGGTTGATCTGTAGCAAACGGTATTGACGACTTTAATTCTTCATCCGTTGGTATCGGATCGTTAGACGAAAAGAGCACCTGATAACGGCTAGTCAGCCATTTACTTGTCTGATTTTTAAACCATTTCGGCTGTAGCTTCCGGATCATTCCGGCATTGATTAGACGCTTTAAACTAGCTGAGACCTGAACCGGTCCTAAGCCGGTGCAATTCCTAATTGTCTCATAAGTTGGATAGCTGACACCTTGCCTCGATACGAATAGACCAAGAGCGCAAAGCAAGAGCAGATCATTCGGCGATAAGTCCGGTGAATATACGGCCCTACTAGGAAT